CGCCGGCTGCCTCCGAATACAAGATGGTGAAGTCGATCTGGCAGTCGTTCCCGCACATCCGGCGGCGCGGCCAGCGTGATCCGAAGACCGGTGTCGCACCCACGTTGCGGCTGAGGGCGATCGTCAGATTGTTGGTGGTACCCGAGATGTCTGTCAGCGTGCCGGCATCGTCATCCAACCAAACTGAAGCATCGCAGGCATTGATAATCGTTGTACTTTCTGTCATTTCACACTCTCCTAAACTAAGAGATTACCGTCTGCAGCCTCAGCCCTCCGGCTTCGGGATCCGCAAACATTCCAACAAGGATTTTTTCCACTCCGCCACGCGTGTGGCAGGAGTGCGTATTGCTTTTGCCAGGCTCTTGTCTGGCATAGATAGGAACTCTTCAACCGTGATAATTCCACATTCAGACAGCTTTTTCGCCCGAACTGCCCACCCAGGGAGCACTTCGAGCGGCGGCGTGCTGGCCCTGGCGATCTTGCCGAGACTTTCGAGCTTCGTCAGAGATGCATCGCTGAACTCTTCGCCAGAGAAGACCTCTCCGCGCTCGATAATCCGGCTGCCTTTATCCAGGTCTCGTAAAGCTCGATAAAGTTTCATCAGAACACCTTCACGGGGATCGTGAAACGAGCCCCAACATAGCTTGTCTGCGGGTCGCCATAGACGAAATTTACCCGCCGGAAAGTGATGGGCCCAAAGGCCTGCAGCCCTTCCAGGGAAAAATAAGGTTTCGTATCCTGGAGGCGAAAGACGTCCAGGATCGCATCGATCAGCGGGACCAGTGCGCCCATCTCCTCGCCAATCCCTGATCCGCGTTGGCGAGCATACAAATCGGCCAATATTGTGAAATCGGTCTGGCGTACCCCTGCACCAAAGGATGAACGATCGTTTGCGGTCCCAGCATCCATCGTGCCGTCTTCCGGATAGACCTGCAGCATCGGTGTGTCGACCATCGCTTCGGTCAGCTCGTCATAGGCCTGGCTGTTGGTTAAGCCGGTTGCCACCGAAAGAGCGGCCTCGATTGCATTACAGATCTGGACCAGGGTTGGAACGGTCATTTCAAAGCCTCCTCGATGCCACGCTCGATCCTTGCAATAATGCGTTCCTTGTTGCTCTCGAAGGCGTTCTGTAAGAACTTACGCGCCTTGGTGCCTTTCATCGCGATCGCTTTGGCAACAATATAAGCATCGATCCCATGCCGGCGGGCCCATACCTGTAAGGCGCCCAGCGGTGGCCAGTGAGGGCGGGTCCCCAATTCCATATAGGGCGCATAGGTCACGTTGCTCCCGACGACCCCGATCACATCATTGCCAAATGCCTTGACTTCCGGGGTGATGCTTGCCCGCAGGCGCCCGGTATCCACCGGAGCATTGATCTTGGCATCCCGCTGGACAATCAGAGTCGCATCCCGGAAGGCGTTCAAAACCGGGGCGCCATGCAGTTTGGCCACCGTGCTCTCCATGTTGCGCTGGGTCTCCAGCAAACCGTTGACTTCGATATCGATATCGACCGGCATTTCAGCGTGCTCCCAGGGCTGGTTTATGGAATCTGGTATTCTCCAGCATCAGCCTGATATCACTGTTCATCTTTTGATAGATCAAGCCGCCAAAATCGGCGCTCGCCAGCGTATCCGACCAGGCGCCCTGTCCCTGCTTGAACCATCTTGCAGCCAGTGCAAGTGTCGCCTGTTTGATCACCGGCGGACAGGTCACGGCATAGCCCCATTTGGCAGTCACCTGGACGGTCGGGATAGCGCGCCCCAAGTTTCCACTTGGGCGAAAACCCTGCAGCCCGCCATACTGGCCGCTGGTAAAGATCGAATAATCACCGTTGGGGTCGATCATGATCCCGGTGTAGGGAGTGCTGTTGAAATCAGGGAAGCGCGGGTCGCCCGTAAACTTGATGTAATCCGTGCCTGCCCAGGAGGTGTAGCTGCTGTCGCTCGGGCTGTTCTTGACGGCCACTGCAGAGATCTCAACACATTCCTCGATAATCTGGTAAGCCTTTCCACAGCCAGGATAAATCCTTGCCGCAGCTACCGCCAGCGCTACAAACCAATCATCCGGGCGGTTGAAATAGCGATCGATCGCCTGGCTGACACCGTCCAGCACGATCGTCAAGCTTGCATCACTGCCCGATCCGGTTGTACCGGTCTTATCCATCTGATTACGCAGTTCAGCTGCGGTTGCATAGGCCATCTCAAGCCTCCTTAGGATCATATCCGGCGATCATCCATGCCCCGCATGGCGGTGTTGCGGTCAGCATGTTGTCGATTCCATATTCCCGGCATGCAGCATCCGTTCCGATCCAATAGCCGTAATCGTCCAGTACCAACAGTCCGCCAGGGACCAGGAGCGGATAGAGCCACTTCAGGCAATCGAGCGTCGAGTCGTACCAGTCGGCGTCTAAATGCAGCATGGCGATCGGCCCGACCTTCGCAGCCCAGACCGGCAGCGTGTCCTTGAACCAGCCCTTGACCAGGTGAGTTCGTTTTCGAGCGACACCACCCAGGACTGCGATCTCGCGCGCCTTCTCAATATCACCCTTGCACCAGCTGCCATGTGCGGTCATGTGATAGATATATTTGCTGCTGGCCTTGCCGCCATCCTGTTCGGTCGGCGGTGGCAGACCTTCCCAACTGTCGAACATCCAAAGATCGCGATAACCAGCGCCGCAGGCATGCCAAAGAAGCACGGCCGATCCGCCATTCACGACACCACACTGGACGACTGCTCCTGCCGGCAATGAATGTTTGGATACTTTATCGTACAGAACGCCCAGGGCTGTTCGAGATAGCCCGGAATAGGGTGCAGTCAGGTTTATGAGCTTGTCACGCTGCATAATTCTTGTCTCCTTCGCGCTTGATCCATCCCAACATGCCGATAAACACATCATCTACAAATCGGTGGTCGGCATCCCGCCCAAGGACTTCATAGAAATGGTTCAGGCCGCGAACCACTGGCGGGCAGGCCCGCGGCGAGCCCTTCGGTGTGTAATCGTGGAACAGGATCGTCCCGCCCACAGTCAGCCAGTTCCAAAAAGGAAGATCGGCACGGATCTCTTTATGATTTCCATCAACAAAGACCATATCCAGCTCCGGACCCTGATAGTTGCTAAGATAATCCTGCGACGGGATGCAATCTATACGAATATTCCTGAACCCTGCCAGGACCTTGCGGGCCGCATCGCATTCCCACTGCAGTGGATTGAGGCTGACAATCTGCGCCAGCGGCGCAGCCTGCGCAATGACCGCTGCTGTGAAGCCGTAATATGTTCCAATCTCCAAGATATTTGCATCAACCCGGTTATATGGCTTGCAGACAGCGTAAAGTGCCGCAGCCTGGTAGTTAATCACCGAATCATCGTGCGGCTGCCGGGAAGTCAGATCGCGGGCGCGCATAACCGCATCTCGTGCGCCTGGACAGCTGCGCTCTATGGCATTACTGATCGTTTCGGGTGATCCTGTATAGATCATTTCACTTGTCCTTCAGCCAATAATTCCTGCCACATCCAGCCTGGGATCTTCCTGTGGTCATATTCCCCTGGATAAAGACCTTCGCCGCCGCAGGCGTTGATATATTTCAGCGGCGCCGGCCTTACGCCCAGGATCAGTTCGTCGGAGTCACCAGCCTGCCGTGCCCCTTTCAGCCGCCTGGTCCCAGTTTTCTCGAACTGCCAGGCATTCTCGTCCTTTTTCAGCCAGCGCAGCAAGAAGTCCCGCCGCCAGATCGCTGCCTGGATCGAGGTCTGGAACTGGGTATTCGCGCCGGCTTCAATGAAATGTAGATCGCCAACAGTCGTATAAGGCTGGTGGTCGCGTTTTGCCAGATCCCCGGACAGGTCGATCTTCCCAACCTGCGGATGTTCGATCAAATAATGCCATGCCAGCTCAACGTCGGCCCGATCCACATATTCTGACAGCCAGTAATCTTCGAGCATCAGGATGAACACATCCGGTCCTTGATTGGTCAGCCATGAATGCAGGCCGGAAGACCAGGTGTAGTCCTTCTGAAGACCGACCGACGTCTGGCTGAAATTACCTCCCAATCTTGGGGCTCGCACGTCA